ACCCTCTTTAACTGCTACAAGTATTCTCATAATCTTTTAATCAAATGAATAATAACGATAATGATAATACTTCAGAAACAGCTGAAAATCGTTTACATCGCTTAAAAATATTACTTAAGAATCCTAATAACACTGAACAAGAAAGGTTATATTATCAAGAACAAATTGATCGTATAATAAGAAACAATGATGATTTAGAGTTATCTTTAAATGTTGATAGAGAGAAGTTTAAAAAGTTTCAAAGAAGAATATCTGGTGAGAGAGAAAGAATTTATGAGCATACAAAAAGTGAATATATCTTAAGAAGTTCTCTAAAGGATACTTTGGTTTTCATGGGCTTTAATAAGAATGATATCATTGATGTAGAAGAACCTAGAACATATGTGTATGAAGGAAAAATATATGAGTTAACACCTGATAAATTTGTTTCAAATAAGGCTGGAGTCTTAGGATTTCCCAAAGAGTTTTATTTAGAAGAATATTATGGTATTGATTTAAACAAACTTGAATCTAAGAAAAACAAGTATACACTTATTGAAAGAGAAGGATTTAAGATGTACTACTTTGCACCTTTTTGTCAAAAAGCAGAATTTGAAACTGAGATAGAGCTATACAATCATTGGACCTTTATGGTTTCTGCAAGATCTACAGAATTTACAAAAATTAAGACATATCCTTGGAACATACTGGAAAGTACAGAGAAGTACCAAAAAATAACATATATACATTGTCCTAGTGATAATACAAAAAAACGAAACATTGACTTGTCTATAACAGAGACAGAAGAAGATATATGGAAAAATATTGTTCAACATGAGAGAGATCATTGTAATCATTATAATATGTTATTAGGTTTAGTTCATGAAAAGGAACGTAACTCAGAACTTAGATTCATACTTGATAAAGAGAGAAAGAACTTAGAACATAGTTGTGAGAAAAACAGAGACTTTAGTGTACTAAATTTTGGAGATATGTTAAGATTACCAAAAAGTTTAGAAGGCTGGGAAATTTTAAAAATGAAAAAGGGTGATATGACCTTTGATGTTGAGGAAATGATTAGATTTGTTAATGATCCAGATTATCAAAGAAAATTAGACATGTTAAAGGATTTGAGATCTGCATATAGATTTAGTTTAGCACAAGCAAAAAAGAAAAAATCAGAAGCTGTAAAACAAAATTTAAATTACGATTGGAGAGAAGAAGAAAAGAGAATAAGAAGACATTTCAGAGAGTCTATAGGCTTGGCTGATAGAAAGTGGGATATAACTCCAGAAGGTACCTTCCGATATCCAAAAACTGGACCTCTTTTTTTGAATAATGGGGTAAGAGAAGTGGAAGAGATCATGAGGGAGAGAGCATGTGGAATTATAGATGCTAATAGAATAAGAAAAGAGATTCGCTTAGAAAAGAAGTCTGAACCAAGATATACATCATCAGTAACTGAAAGCTATGTTTTTCATAATCTTGAACAGACTACTGATAAAATAAACATAAATTATACTCAATATTTGAACATAACAGAGGACTCTGAGTTGTTAAAAGATATGGAAGAAAAGTGTAAGAAAGAAATATTGCCTCATATAAAATGGTTGCAAAAGTCAAACTTGTCATTTCAAGCTTCATATGATGCTAAGATTGCAGAATTAATTGACATTCATTGGTCACAAGGTAAAACAACAACTGATCTCAATATGTCTAAGTCATTTGAAGATATAATTATATCAGATGGATTTAAGTCAATCAAGGGCGATTTTACAAAGCCTTATTGTATTATAGGTCATAGAAAATTTAACAACGAGATAGATATGATTCATTTCCAAAAGTATAATGACTTTCAGGCTATATGGAAACAGGGGGCTTCGATAGTTTTTGTTACAAACTGGAGAAGGGCACCTCCATCTCAAATTGGTCGTATGAGATACTGCGAGGTTACATTACTGAATATCTTAGCAAGAAATGTATTGATTTGGAAGAGTGATAAAAGATTATACAGGTCTATATGTGCTGAGTACCTTACTTATCGTGTATCAAATTTTGAACTATCAAAATTTCTAGATTCTTGTCTTAAAGCAGGTCAAACTCTCATGGGAAAATATTCTAGAGTGTCTGAAGTGATAGATGAAATGCTTAATATACCACAAAAACATAAAATAGGTAATTATTGGAAAGATGAATACAGAGAAACTTTTAAAGAAATTATCTCTTTGGCAGAACAAGATGGTATTTTTGGTAAGGTAGATATTATTTATAGAGGAGGTACTGTATATAATGAAAAGAGTATTTTAGAAGATATAAATAGAGTAAAATTGGGTGACAAGGATATTACTGCAACTTATCATCATAAAATAAACAATTGGAAAACAGTGAAAACTAATGAACTTAAAAGAATGAATTCAGAGGAAGAAGGAATTACTGGAGGAAAGACAAAATCATCAAAGCTATTAAATGTGTTAAGGGATGAAGAAAAAGATTTTAAAATATTCTTTTCTCATAATCTAACTTATCATGCAATGAATGCACATCTCGACAGATTAGAGTCAGATAACATCAATCTTGAGAAAGTGTTTAAAGAACATGGTGAAAAGATAGGTGCAAGAGGAATATGGACTTTCGGAAATAATAAGGCTAGTATGGATACAAACTTTGAGAAGTGTAAGTTGAGTGTTGCTATCGCAAGACTGATGGAAAACCCCCAATATTCACACCTTGTTACAATTAATGATATTGTGAATACTTATAATAAAATAATTGAAGAAGATAAGTTTGACAGAACAGCATATCAACTATACTGGTATTGGGCTGATAAACATCAAATTGGAACTTTCAGAGAATTTTACATTGAAAATGTTATTGGAAGACTGTTTAGTTATTACCAGGATAACTTTTTTCGTGCTGCTGCTGAAGTAGATGAGAAAAACCAAATTTTAGACAGTAGGAAGGATGCAGATATAATTAGAAAAACATCTAGAATAAAAAATGAGCAAAAATTAAGAAACCAACAGGTCACTAAAAGGTATAAGGATGCTAACTTGCCAGTACCTGAAGATGCATTATGGAAAAGGTCTCAGATAACAGAAGATGAATCAAAGTGGTCTCCATCAGCTGAAAATGAAGAGTACTTTGGTATGCACTTAGCAATGTTTCATAGAAAATGTATAACTAAAGACCAGTATAATTCATTACAAGATGGTGTAATAATACGGTTAGAAAAGAGGTTGATAGTACCAGATATCATTACTACATGTCCTAAAAGAGACCATGTAATAAAATCAATAGGTATTAGTGAACACACAAAAACAAGAAGTTTAAATATGACAAACTGTTTAAGAAAAGATTGGGATCAATCCTTAATTGATATGTATTCAGAAAGTAGATTGGACCGAATCTATGACGTAGTTGATGATAGTTTCAGAATGAGGATAACATGGGGTAATGGTATGAGACAAATCTCATCATCTACAAGACATGTTGCCATCCAAGATTGGATAGAAAAAATGTTAAGATTAACAAAAGATGATGTTCAAACTGCACATCACTCTGATGATAAATGGACAGAAATACTTTATAGATCAGAAGAAGAGCTGAAAAGATACCTAAGATTATCTTATATAACAAAAAGATTATATGGTATAAAGATGAATTTAAAAAAGACATTTGTATCCAACAACTTTGGTGAATATCTTTCATTTTACCTCATAAATGGGAAGATCTTTTATCCTAATACAAAAAAGATACTAGCTAATGTGCCAGATTTTCAATATAAAAGTTACGAATATGATTATGTCTCTAAACATATGAGTGTCATAACATTAATAGAAAATGGTGCAACACCACAAACAATGTGGATCTATAGAGCAGCAGTCAACATGGGCTTAGAAAAGAAATGGTTATTTCAGAGAAAGGGTATAATTAGTCCTTATGGTGGAGTTTCTAGAGCTAATGCTTATATGCTAGCAGCAGGAGGTGCCTATATGCTCTTAAATGACTGTATAAATGGCCCAAATTGGTATGAAATATGTGAAAGTATGAAATTATTTCAAGAGAGATCTTATCAGGACAACATAGTAGTAAATTTAGGAGAATTAAATTATTTCCAAATAAATATTGTCTTATCTAGATCTTTCTTTGGTTTGTTTGAGCAGATGGGCAAAATTAGAAAAAAATTAAAGGTAGATGATTGGAAAATAAAAAAAGCAGAAGATTTTATTAAAAATGACCCCAGTTTATTATTCCGAAAGCCTGCAACTGTTGAGGAAGGTTTACAAATCTTTCACTTTAATATGTCTAGACCAGATTATGTTTATGGTATGGATATCTGGTCATCAAAATATGCTCGATCAAGATATCTGATTTATCAAAAAGCAGCAACATTTGCTTTAAATAATGATCATTTTATGACATATGAAGATGTAATAAATACAATGAAATCTGGTGAAAGAAAATACACGGAAATAGACCGCTTTCAATTATTAGATAATATGTGTATATTCTCAACCAGATTCAATAGAGCATATAGAATCACGAAACTAGGAGGTATAGTAGAAAGAATGCCATCTATGACAAGTAAAATGTATACATACAGATTTGATCGAACATATAAAGATCTGTTAAATCAAGAGTTAAAGACAGAATTAATTTCACACATGTTACAAAACTTTTACTGGCTATCTAGGGATGACTTAACACCTGATTATGTTACAGTAAGAAGGGATTTAGAGGAGTATGCTAACTTCCTAGAAAGAGATAATAAACCATATGAATTTGTAAGATATATTATTTCAAGCTCCGAATTAAGAAATGCTATAAAGAGTGGGAGATTAGGTTATTATAGATTTCTAGATAGTATATTGGGTCTAGATAAAACAGCAATAAATTATGCTATTTTCCCAAAGACAAAAATAATACAATCTCAAATGAAAAACCCTGGTAAGGATAAAATAGACTTTGTTGACTTTTTAGATAATTTTCTCAAGGAAATTTGTCAAAAAGGGTCTGCTAATGAATTCACACCACTCTTTAAATTTTATAACAAGTTTGAAGGTAGAAATTCCGTAAACTCTTCTGAAGGTTGGCTTAGAGAATCAGAGGTCATATGTAAGCTTGCATGTTTAGCCTATTTCAACTCTAAAAATAATATAAACTTATTTAATGTAGAAGAAATTATGAGACATGCAAAAAATGGAAGAAATAGTATAATGTCAGTTGCATTAACAAAATTTATTTTCGGTTCTGATGAAAGTGGGTTAAGAAAGTTTTTTGGTAAAGAAATGACATGGTATGATGAGATGTATATAGGTGATGAAAAATTTATGGGATATGCATTTCGTTATGCAGACGGTGTTGGCACAATTGCTATTGCTAAACGGAATGAAATGTCAACTTATGAAATATACATATCACCTATTCTGACTATCTCAGCAAAGGATATAGCTTTAAAACAATTAGAGAGAATGAAGTCGGTTTTAGTTTCTTCATCATTTAGTTATGATATTCATGGATTTGAATATGTTGAAACCTTCAGAGAATTAAATGACAAGAGAATAATATGGGGCAAACATGGTAAAGCGATAAGATCAAACTATGTTCATTCTATTACATTGATTGGTTCTTTTTTAATGGAGGACTTAACAGTATATGAGAATAGAATAATTTTTGGAGGAGGAAATAATAAAAGATCATTCTCTAATCATATCTGGTGGTCTGAGAACAATGAAATGCAAAGACTATTTGGATTTGTGGATATTTCAGATATAACTACAGTAAAAGATAGTTATGACAACAGTCATCCTTTAATAACATTCAACTTTGCAAGAAAAACTGAGGTAGATTATTTAAGAATCTTATTTCATCCACAATGTTTATTTGCAATGAAAAGAGCAGCTCCAGGAGAGAAAGACATTGTTAAGAATGATCTAACTTTACTATGGAGTGAAAATCTTATGTTTAACTTATCTACTAATGAACGTTTTTGGTTTGATATGTTACAAAATTCAAACTTTGAAAATGATCCTATAATAATGAGTGATATAAGAAATCATAGATATAATAAAATATCTAAGGAAGAACAAGATCAAATAGACAAGATTTTATTTAAAGCAAAGATAAGTAAAAAGGCTCCCAAACCAAATTTAAGTGGATATATAAGAATACCTTTTAAAAGAGATATTAGTGATTTTATAACTAAAGGCCAAAGGGAATATAATGATAGAGGTATGCCAAGTATACAGGTGGTAAAGCCGGAAGTCAAGACTTATGAGGACAGTTTGGAGTCTGATATAGATGTAACTGATTTAAATCAAGATAATGATTATTGGGATACTTTTGATAATTTAGATGACAATGAATAAAAGTGTAAATGTACAATTTAAATAATAGTAATGAG